CAAAGTGGTGGTGGACAAGTGAGTGACGAACTAATCCGTTGGTACATCGCAGATAGAGGTCATGGGAAGACGACTGACCTGATCACCTGGGTCAAGCTCGGTAACGTGACAACCTCGTATCCTGGATGGTCACGTATCATTCTCGAGCCAACTCAGCAGATGGCTGACCAACTCCGTGGAGGTTCTGCAAAGAACAACAAGTACGGTCTTGACTATCACCAGGTCTTCTACTGGGATGAGTGGGTCCAGGCTCGTGGCAGAATGCTTGACAAGGTGGAAATCGGTCTTGACAACGCTGACATCATTCTGAACATGATATTCCATAGTCATGGAGTACATGGACAGATCACTCGTGTGACTGCTACTGGTGATGCTTTGCGTTGGCCAGAGCTCCTTGAAAGAGACAAGTCGAACTTGTACATACCACGTAACGAGATCTCAGATAGGTTCGAGCCTAGATGAGTACCAGGCACATGTACTTCCACGATGCTCAGAAGTACGACCTTCAGAAGATGAGAGCTGACGCGCACCGTCATTCAATTGGTGACAACCATAACAACCCACAAGAGGTACTCATTCATCATCACAAGAAGGAAGTACCCTGTACCGACAAGCAGCACGAGTCATTTCCACAAGGAGGCAGACCGTAATGGCTGAGATGCCTGAAAAGATTACAGCAAGCACCGAAGTGACTCTCACGATGGACATGACTGCATTCTTGCAAGCAACCATCGGAGAGGTCCCTTCATACGGTACATCCTTCGACCCCGAAGACGACTGGCAGCCTGACCCTGTTGTTGGTGCCATCATCGATACTGCTGGACGTATCGTTGCAGAGAAGCTCATGTCGAATGAGACCTACTACCAAGGCATGACAAAGAGGCTCAAGGAGACCATCGACCAAGCTCTTGCAGACATGGTCATTGCCGAACTCGACAAACCCTTCAAGCTTGTCGACACCTACGGTGAGGTAGTACGTGGAGTAGATCCTGTCACCCTTCGTGAGCGTATTAAGGAACAGATCGAAACGACCCTCGCGAAGGGTATGCGACCGGGAGATCGCTATGCTGGTAGTAATGCGGGTGTTGATGGTAAGGTCAAGGAGTACGTCGACAAGGCTATCCTTGAGGTCATCAACAAGGACTTCAAGACCGCAATCGACCAGGCCAAAGCTACTGTCGTCAAGAGGATCAGGGACAACGCCGAGCAGGTCATTGCAGATACTATCGCAAAGGGGGTGAAGTAATGCCAAGAGACGACAAGTTCGACAAGTACACTGAGCGATCCGATCGAGACTTCAAGGAGTTGAACTACGGCACTCGGCATAGCTACTGGTACGCCGTGACATGGATTACTGCAAGCACCGTCGCGATCTTCGCCATCGGGGTCCTGCTCTGGGGACTCGGTGTGTTCAGTGCAGGACCGAAGGGTGCAGGGGATGCCTATAAGGAGAACCAGTCTGGTCAGAACCGTGTAGAGAAGCAGGAGATGTTCGAGGATCTCTACCAGGACATTCAGGCTGCTGACAAGGGTGTTCATGGAGCAGCCCTAGCCAAGGCTGACGACCCTAGCTTCGTTACCAGAACCAACTACACCGGCGCTGTCAACTACTGCAATGGTCTCGTTGCGAAGTACGACGCTGAAGCTAGGAAGTACACGTCTGCTGACTGGCGCGACAATGTACTGCCTGAGAAGATCGACCAGAGCAAGTCCGAATTCGATTGCAAGGAGAACGTGGAATGAAGAACCGTATCGTCAAGCTCATCGCAGGTACTGCAGTGGCCGGACTCGTTCTGACTGGTTGCACGGGTAGCAACGACACAGCGAAGAAGCGTGAGCAGGAACAGAAGGCAACGACTGCGACAGGACCTACTCTCGAGCAGACCAATCTCGACGCGAAGCGGAAGTTGGAGGACAATCCCAACGCTATCGGATACGTCTACCTCATGTCCTTCGGCAAGGTGTTCGGGTACTACGTATCGAAGGGTAAGATCTCGAGCAACGGTAGCCAGATGGGTCCGATGGACGAGCTCGTCAGGTACTGTCAGAAAGGTGACTGCTACGTCGGCCCTGTCGACAGCAAGCAGGACGACGGTTCGTACGGCTCGCCCGATCCCGGTATCTTCTTCTTCACCACTGATGGTGCCAAGATCGTCTGGGGTTCTGACGAGTACATCCATAGCACTCAGCCAATTGCAACGACCGCACTAGCAGGCGTACCGAAACTGGGCTGATCATGATCTACACCAATGGTGATGGTATCTGGTTCCGCTGCTCTTGTCAGAACACTGGCTCAGTACTGATTGCTACCAACAAGCATCCAACGATCACTATGGCTGAGCTGAAAGAACTAGTCCAACAACATGGGCACCACTAAGGAGGTAACACATGGCTGTTGTTGTCTGGTGGCGTTGTACAGAAGGTTTCAAAGAGGGCAACACGGATGCCTCCTATCCAACAGGTCCAATCGAAATCGTCAGTGAGGATCGTACACCTGCAGGCCCAGGCGACTACGAAGTCACAATTGGATACAAGGAACTATAGATGGATCTCCTACCTAACCAGATTCTGGTAACATTCAGTAGTGAAGGTGAGGCTGACGGCTTTGCATTGGACTTTGTAGAAGAGTCCAATGGACTGATCACTGCGCAGCCTCCTACTAATTGCAGCTGCTGCGATGACGATGCTCCGTGGAGCTACCTAGTGACTAGTATCACACGTGACAAGAAAGGGGTGGGTACAGGATGGCCATCTACCTAATGCTCGAGTTCAAAGACGACAACGATGCACATACCTTTGTCAAGGATGTACTCGAGCACGGCGCAGTAACTGCTTCATCTGCAGTAGTCGAAGAGGACCGTGTCCTGACAACTCTGATCGTACCTACAACCGTTCGAGCTGTCTGGAAGAAGCCTACGATCTTCTGTACCTGTGAGAGCTTCGAGCGCAAGATGGGATTCACTCGAGGTCGCAAGTATGGTTGGTGGGTACACTCCAAATGCAGTAAGCCTTCGAAGCTATGGGCTGCAGGTAACCACTGGTGCTCTGAGTTTGGTATGAACTTGTTACCTCAGAGCGAGATCGCTCCAGAGTACAGGCCTCCGCACTTCGAGTCGCCGGAGCCTTGGAAGTCACTGGAGCTCCTATGCAACCCATCTGGGGAATGGGCGTTCAAGAATGACCACTATCAGACGACAGTGGAAATGTCTAGGAAGGAAGAACATGCGTAAGAAGATCATCGCATTGATCGCAGGGTTGGGGTTAGCACTTTCCCTGGCACACGCGGTCCCCTCGAACGCAAACACCACAGGGGTCAGCTCTGCCGCTTCAAGTGTGACGGCTACCGAAGCTGAGGCACCAACCGTTGCATACTTGCCTGTAGGGTCGAATACAGTACAAGGTGTTCCCGGTTACTTCGGCTGGCGATACCTGTTCAAGGACATCTGCTTGCATGACATCCAGATGTCGTCGGACTGGGACTTTGGCTGGACGGGCAATACCTGGGAACCTGCCGTAGTTACCGGCTGGCGTTCCTCAGCTTCTGGTTGTAACGACTATCCGGCCTGGCAGCGGATGCGCCTGTACCAGTACTCGGAGCCCGACGGATTCTGCGGGAAGCTAACTGGTACTCGTACTGCAGCTACTCCTCCGCATCCTGTGAACTCCCACTACGCCGAAGTATGGACCGGTACCGATGGTGGACCAGCGATCTGGTTGAACCTGTGGTACTACGCCGGATGTCGGGACACTGCTACGAGACGAAGCAACGCACTATCCAAGTTGGAAGGGCACGCGTTCGGTCTGAACAACTACGGTCCCGCTTGCGGCGACAACACGGTTGCGACCGCTTCTGTACTGAACACCTGCGCAGCTGAACAGTATCTCCGTGCAGGTGCTTACGCGAAGGACAGGAATGTCCTGACCCTGTTGATGAACCCGAGCTAAGCTAGGTACAAGGGCCAAGTCGCAGATGAGAGAAGGCAGCACAGCTATCACGGCTTGCCGACTGATAGTGTGGGTTTTGCAGCAGAGAGCGACTGGACCCACCTTCCGCCAACCTTCAAGTTCGACCAACCGGTCGGATGACAACGAACAAAGGAACTGTAATGCGATCCAAAAGAATTGCTATTGCGGCAGGAATCGTTGCCACGCTAGCACTGTTCGGAGGCACCGTAGCATCAGCTGCTCCTGTCAGTCCGAACGGTACAGGAGCTGTCAGGCAGGCAGCAGCGACTCCGAACAGTGTCGACAGCTCGTCTGTCGTAGACAACTCGCTTAGCCATCTGGATGTGAAGAACGGCACTCTTGGTCAGAGTGACATGTTCCCTGGTGCCAACTCAGCGTACCTCAGCACCTACGACAATACTGTCAGGTCGATCTCCGTTGTGAATGGCTCATTGGGTCAGGTTGACCTTGACGCTGCAACCAATGCGAAGATCAACGCGAATGCCATTCTGACCGTGACTGCTGACACCATGGTCACCAATCGTCCGGACACTGCAACTGATGCATCTGTCTGGGCGAAGGACAACATGACTCGGACGTTGACTGTCGTTCGGCAGCACGCTACCAAGGCAAGCAACTGCGGTTCGGGTGCAGTGAAGTGCTGGCTGTATACAGGCACAATCAAGGACAATGGTACCTTCACTACAATTGCTGGAGCGCACGGGCCGAACAGTGCTACTCCTATCAACGGTATCGTGAACGGTACTGTCAACGGAGTGTACGAGATCGAGTTCTACGCCAACTCTGACGTGCCGAACTCGACTCACGTAGACTCAACTATCGATGGATCCTCACCGAGCACCAGTGACTGGATGAAGCTAGCATTCCCTGCTGGTACGCAGTTCAGTGGCTTTACTGGTGTCGACTACAAGTGGGTCTACAACGCACCGGGAACCTGCGAGGTTCACACGCAATCTACAGCTAGCAACACTGGGGACATCCTAGGCGTTAACGGCTGCTAAGTACGTGAAGGGGCTCCATTAGGAAAGGTATACAAAAATTTCCTAATGGAAGCCCTTGACGTCCTTAGGTCTTTCAGCGTATAATTATACATAGAAGCAAGCAACAGGGAGCGGACTATGACTGAAGTCATTAAAGGTCAACTTACTGCTAATGAACTGATCGAGTTACTTACTGCTCTGCCTCCTGAGCAACGAGAGCTCCCTGTCGATATAGAGGGCTGTGATTGTGACGGCCCTGCCTTTAGTGTTACAGTCGAAGGTAGTAGTACTGTCTACATTGGACGTGGTGTAGAAAGGTACGTAGACGGAGTCTCAGTTTGGAGCAAGTCGTGACTCTAACTATTGACGAAGCGCTCGGACTGATCGAGCTCAAACTTGTACACGAGATTCATACAAGTGAACGCAAGTCATTTCAGGGTTGTCGACGTCGATGGGATTGGTTGTTCCGTCAGAACTACTACCCCAAGGTGACTGCTAAGTACTTTGAGTTCGGTACTGCCTTCCATGCTGGTATGGAGAAGTACTACGACCCTAAGACGTGGAAGCTTGATCGCAAGGTCATTGCCAATCTGGCTATCCTTGAATTTGTACACGTTTGTGAAGAGCAGAAGAAGGACATGATCAAGCTCACACAATCGATGTACCTCGACTACGATGTCGAAGAGGACTACGCTGAGCGTGTCGAGCTCGGTAAGGGGATGCTGAACTACTTCTTCGACAAGGTTGCTCCCAAGGAAGATCATGGCTGGAAGCCCGTCAAGGTTGAGATTGCCTTCATGCTTCCCATTCCCAATCCTGAGACCGGCGAAGCGGTAATGTTCTGCAAGTGTAAGGGCTGTAAGGAACGCTGGTACACGCATCTCACTAAGACCGAGAACCCAGACGCTCAGAAGATCATTTCCACCGAAGGTAACATGGTCGAGCACTGCGACTACTGGGGTGAGTGGCAAGGCCTTCCCGTCGTCTATGCTGGTCGCATTGACATGCTGATCCAAGACGAACGCGGACACTACTGGATCGTTGATTGGAAGACAGCAGCTCAGATCCGTGAGGATGATGACAGCTTCCTCTACCTAGATGATCAGGTCGGTTCGTATGTCTGGGCTCTACGAAGGCTCGGACTAGATGTGAAAGGGTTCATCTATCACCAGCAGCGTAAGGCCTTCCCCCAGCCACCGACGCGTAATGCACATCGACGCCTCGGTCGTCTGTTCTCAGTCAATCAAAATCAGGCAACAAACTATGACGAGTACCTTGCGACTGTGTCCGCTGAGGACAAAGAAGCGTACGAGGAAGGTAAGTATGACGAGTTCCTTGAGTTCCTAAAGAACGAAGGCATTACCTTCTATGCTCGTCACCAGATCCACAAGACGCACTACGAGGTGGATGAAATTGAACGGAACATCGGCTACGAAGCCCTTGACATGCTCGACCCAGGCCTTCGTGTTTATCCATCAAGTGGTCGATTCTCTTGTGGAAGCTGCGCTTTTAGACAGCCTTGCCTCGGTAAGAATGCCGGTGAGGATTATCTTTACACCCTTAACACGATGTTCGAGCAAAGGGAACACTACTACCTCAGGAAACGCCCCTCCACCGAGAGTAAGGGTGGCGAGTGACTCCTAAGAGATGGGCCTACATACGTCGTCAGTGTCATACACTGATATGGCTGTTAGTAGCGATTGCTGGTACAGTCGTGATTGCACTGTATATATCAGACGATGAGTGGCCCCATTGGGCAACGATCATCCTCACTCCGATGGCCTGGTGGCTCTCTATCCGTCGTATCGCTGCAGATCTCCTAGTCGATGTGATAAAAGAGGTGGACCGTCGTGGGCGACAAAGATAAGGTCGTTAAGTCTGACGTTGAAGAGTTCATGCGGAACCTTGGCATCAAGCTCTCGTCCTCACAGCGTCAACGACGTGCACACAGATTCCTTCTACGGGACAAACCAGACTCGACTCCGATCGTTAAGGTGGAGGAAGGTGATGACATGAGGCACAAGGAAGGGAACGAGTGGTGAGTCTACAACGTCTAAGGTTTCATGACCTTCCTCAAGATGCTCAACAAGGACTGAACAAGGTCCTTCAGAGTCTCACCTCGCATCGACGTGATATCGAAAGCATTCAGATCTCAATCACCAACATCAAGGACGAATGCGACATCCATGTCGATGCGATCATTCCCGATCGTCCATTGTACGTAGTGAAGGGAGGTGAGAACAATGGCGAAGGGGGAATCCAAGAGCCAGAAGATGAACGCAGCCGCTAAGAAGCGGGCTGAGCGCACTCCTGGCGAAGGCTTCAACACTGCGATGAAGAAAGTAGCCAAGAAGGCAGCACCTGCGAAGAAGGCCACGCCAACCAAGAAGGCGGCACCCAAGAAGGGCGGTACACGTGGCTACTGAGACACTGACTCCCAAATCTATTGCGGGCCTGACTATTGTTCCGGTCCAAAATAGAGCTCCGTACCTGAACATCCTTATCTATGGGGACTCCGGAGTGGGAAAGACGACGCTAGCTGGTAGCGCTGATGCAGTACCAGGTATGCGTCCTGTGCTCGTTGTAGACGTTGAAGGAGGTACGGAGTCGCTTCGTGATCCGTATCCTGACGTCGAGACGGTACGAGTCAAGAGTTGGCAGGAGATGCAGAACCTGTATGATGTTCTCTACGTTGGAGACCACCCTTACAAGACGGTGGTGCTGGACTCATTGACTGAGATCCAGAAGTTCAACATGAACAACATCATGAATGATCTCCTAATGAAGCATCCAGATCGTGAACTGGATGTTCCATCCATGAGAGAGTGGGGTATCAACCTAGAACAGATGCGACGTATGGTTCGAGGATTCAGAGACCTCGAGATGCATACCATCATGACAGCTCTGGAGAAGGACGACAGGGACGATCTTACTGGTAAGCGTAGAGTGCTCCCGATGTTGTCGGGACAGCTCGCGAAGCAGGTAGCAGCGTTCATGGACGTAGTAGGGTACTACTACGTCAAGCAAATCGGTCAGGGTGACGGTGCAGAGTTCAGGCGTCTACTGCTCACTCAGGCAACCGACAAGTACACAGCGAAGGATCGTTCAGGCAAGCTTCCTGCAGTCGTAGAAGCTCCTGACATGCCAGCGCTGTTCAAACTGATGTACCCGAAAACGACTGACAAAACAAACAAAACTGACAAACTGAAAGTAGAGGTCGCACCATGAGTCCAGAAGGTCTTCACGTCAACTTCACCGGTGAGGAAGCCTCCAGCGAGGCGAGGGTTCTCAAGCCTGCACCGAATGGCTGGTACCACTGCACCGTCTTCGAGATCGAGGAGAAGGAGGCGGGCGACGAGGCGAAGAACCCAGGTGCTCCTTACTGGGCCGTCACGCTTCAGTGCATCCAGGAGGGCGACCACTACAAGCGTCGCTTCTGGGACAACGTCATGCTCTTCAACGGAGCACTGTACTCTCTCGCGCAGCTGATGAAGGCACTCGGCTACGACATCAAGCAGGAGGACTTCGAGGTTCCTGACATCGAAGAGGTGATCGGGAAGGAAGTCCTTATCAGTGTTGCACGGGTTCGTGACAAGTACAACGAGAAGAAGATGGGTGACGGAGAGGCCATCTTCAAGAACGAGGTCAAGGGCTACAAGGCAGTCGATGACGCTACGCTCTCTGCCATCGGCAAGACTGGTAAGACGAGCCTTCTCCCCTAAGCCCTACTAGGCAGACGACGTTACAAAAGCTGGCGCTGTGTTAACCGGGTCAAACCAATCCAGTACTGGTGAATATACATCAGGGTGACCGATCCGTGGCATCTACTCGTCGAGTTGGATGTTCTCGAGCACGGGGAGTCAGTTAGTAGTGGTCAGTGGAGGTTCTGTCTAGTAGGTCGCTCCATGTGAGTTAGGTCTTTTCCCGACACTATGTGGGGATGATCCTAAACCGGGAGCAAAATGGAAGTGGTGGGGTGCTGAGCAGGCCAGTGTAAGATTGTGTTCAGCCAAGTGAGTACTGAACAACTAACAGCCTCACCACTTTCTTCCATGAACTACCTGCGACAATTCTAGATGAGTTGCAGGCAAGAGCTAACTAGAGGTCATCTCTAAGAAGCGGATTGATCTTCCGTGGAGAGAGCGGTGCGTCGGCGACCTATATGGCACCCGAGTTGAATGGCCTGGGCGGCAGCCGATCTCAGTTAGTACTCATTGCGAATGACAATAGGGGATTCCCTTGGCGCATTTAGAGACGAATGACGAGATTGATCTGAAGCGGATTACCTTCTTCAATCTCCTCTTCGGCAAGGCGTCTGGATACCTATGTCTGGCCTTCCTATCATCCGCTGACAGGAAGGACTTCCACGAGGAGTACTATGACTACCCAGATCAGCTACCTGCAATACTAGGTGCAATCAATAAGGGTAAGCTGGGCTATAGCGTCTACTTCTGTCCGCAACTCTTCAAGAGCAAGAAGCGTGTCAAAGAAGAGGTAAAGGCAACACCTTGTGCATGGGCTGACCTCGACAGATGTCACCCTGACTTGATTGAAGTAGAGCCCTCCATAATTGTAGAGTCCTCTCCAGGAAGGTTTCAGGCTTACTGGGTCTTTGACAGGCAAGTCGATCCTGACGATGCCGAAGACATTAGCAGACGAATAGCATACAAGCACGCCGAGGATGGCGCCGACCGAAGTGGGTGGGATCTCACACAACTGCTACGCGTACCACTGACACTGAACTACAAGTATGATCTACGTGCAGGTAGCGAAGTTCCTCTTGTAGTGATTATCAAAGCATCACGAGACCTGTATCGAATCTCGGACTTTGAAGGCTTCCCTCAAGCCGAAGGATATCAGTACATTGATGTCCCACTACCTGACGTATCAGATCTAGGTGACCCCGAAGACTTGCTACAAAGCTTTCGAGGTAAGATCAACCCTTTGATCTGGCAATTGTACTCGCAGGAGCCGGAAGAGAAGAAGTGGAGTCAAGCCCTGTGGCAACTAGAGATGCTCCTCTTCGAAACAGGGCTCAGTAGGGAACAGGTCTTCCTGATCGCTAGTGCCTCTGCATGTAACAAGTACGCACGAGATGGTAGATCTGAAAAGCTGTTGTGGAAGGATGTGTGTCGTGCCTTTGCAAAGAACGAAGCCAACAACAATCTATTCGTTCCACGCGATGAGGATGACCCAGCCCTTCTTACCGAACAGGAAAAGGACTTCCTCAGAGACCTGGAGGATGGCTTCGTTGAGCGGTACCAACATTGGGCCAAGAGCGTTGGAGATGCTGCCCACCAATATCATCAGGCTGGGGCGTTCATGGCCCTCTCAGCAATTACATCAGGCTCTGTTAAGCTGCCAACATCGTTCGGTACACTAATTCCAAACCTGTGGTTCATGATACTGGCAGACACCACCTTGACCCGTAAGACCACTGCTATGGACCTAGCAATGGATCTAGTTATGGAGATCGATCCAGGTGTTCTTATGGCGACTGACGGTTCTATTGAGGGTCTGCTGTCAGCTCTTGCTGTTAGACCTGGCCGTCCTAGTGTGTTCCTTCGTGACGAGTTCTCTGGTCTACTGGAGCAGATGACTAAGAAGGACTACATGGCAGGTATGCCTGAGCTCCTCACCAAGTTATACGATGGTAAGATGCAGAAGAGAATCTTGCGAAAGGAAAGCATTGAGGTACAGAACCCTCGGCTCCTGATCTTTGCCGGAGGTATCAAGAGTAAGATCACGTCGCTACTCACATTCGAACAAGTCAGTTCAGGCTTCATGCCGCGGTTCATCTTTATCACAGCTGAGTCCGATCTGACAAAGGTCAAGCCTCTAGGACCTCCGACAGCAATCGATCTGTCGAATAGGAATGCAATCCTAGAGGAGCTAGCCGACCTGTACAAGCATTACAATGTCTCAGACAAGATGCACATTAGCAAGTTGGAAACCACTGTCGAACAGAAGCGTGAGTGGGATGCACAACTAACACCTGATGCATGGGAGCGTTACAATCTATTGGAGTCCCAAATGCTTCAGGCAGGTCTCTCACATCAGCGTGCAGATGTTATGACTCCTACGTACGACCGTCTGAGCAAGTCCATTCTCAAAGCTGCAGTGCTACTAGCTGCAGCACGACAGCGAAGTGCTAACGTTATAGTAGAGATGCAAGACATCCTTCGTGCTATCCTGTATGGTGAAGAGTGGCGTGCCTTTGCCAAAGAGGTACTGATGCAGGTAGGCAAGGGCGGATCGGAACGTCAGTTCGACCTTATCCTGAATGCCATCGTTCGGCAACCTGGTATTGCAAGGTCGCAGTTGATGCAACGCTATCACCTCACGTCAAGAGGTGCATCAGAGATCTTCACTACACTCGAAGACAGGCAACTTATCATTGTACAGAGGCAAGGTAAGGGTCAATTGTTATTCCCAAACGAAAGGCAACTAGCATGACCGGTACTACCGTAAGCGACGCAAATAGAGTGAAGATGATCGCTGTCTTGAGTGGAGGCCTCGACTCCACTACGATGGTGTACGACTACAAGGGTTCGGGATTCGACGTAGACTGCATCAGCTTCGACTACGGGCAGAGGCACAGCAAGGAAGTAATCTGTGCACGCGAGACGGCACGGAAGCTGCAGCTGCGTCATGACATTGTCAACATCAAGTCCATCACACAGTTCCTGCAAGAGAGTGGTTCGAGCCTCATCACTCCTGGACATGCGATCCCAGAAGGACACTACGCTGAAGACAACATGCGTAGTACTGTCGTACCGAATCGCAATATGATCATGCTGTCCATCGCAGGAGGTATTGCAGTAGCTCGCAATGCAGCATTCATCGCTACGGCAGTACATGCAGGTGATCATGCCATCTACCCTGATTGCCGTCCAGAGTTCTTCAGTCCCTTCAACTATGCCCTGTGGAGGGCGAACGAGGGGTTCGGTGCATTCGAGCAGCCCAATCACACCGAGACTGCAGGCCCAGTACGTACTCCGTACATCAACTTGAGCAAGGCGGACATTGCACTGAGCGCACTCGCTCTCGGTGTTCCTCTTGCTGATACTTGGAGCTGCTACAAGGGTGGAGAGTACCACTGCGGCAAGTGTGGTACTTGTGTAGAGCGTCTCGAAGCAATCGATGAGGCACAGCGTCGCTGGAACGATGCCGACAACATGCAAACCCCCGCTCCCGAGGATAAGACCGTGTACGAAGATACCGAGTACTGGAAAGAGGTACTAGCAAAGTGAAACACAGTAATATGACTCCTACCCCTGTACCCAAGATCGCTAAGCAGGCACGGCCCTGGGCACGTGTCTTCCCCGTCGGACCACCTATTGGTATTAGTGACAATGCATGTGGGACCGTTGAAGCCATGCACGACGTCGAAAATGTAGATGGAGTTCAGTGTCCCGTCTACCGTGACTACTGGAAACCTTCGGAAGAGCAGCTGAAGATGTTGAACGAAGGAGGCTTCATCGAGCTTGCACAGTACGCTCCTCAGATGATAATGCATGCTATGACAGTTTGGGAGGACAAGTGAGTGCCCTTCAATATGAATTCGACTTCAAGTTTGAAGAAGCAGACAGTATTGACTCTCTCATCCATCTAGCGATCGGTGCGGCCTCAGTGTGTTGGGAAGACATGAGCAATACTGGTGTCTTTCGCGAAGACAGAGCAAGGGCTATTGCCCAACAGCTCAAAGAAGAACTCAAGCGCCGACTGGTACCATTGGAGACTTTGTGAGCATTACACTTGATCCGGAGAACCCGTTCGAAGCTGTGTTGATCCAGATGGTCGAGACACACAGAGCGAAGGCGAAGGACTACGCAGGTGATGATCACCCCAATCAGAACTTTTACGACACTGCCTACCAGCTCGGACTCACTGCCGGCCACTCTGTTGAAACTCTTATCGGAACAAAGCAAGCCCGACTACGTGTTCTCCTACCACGCATGTGGCGTAATGGTGACAGCCCTAGCAACGAGGGCATCGATGATACTCTGTTGGATCGAGCCGTCTACTCTGTCATCGCCAAGACCCTCTGGGAAGAAGGAGGATACACTCTAGATAAGTGACTACGAAGTTCAAACTTTCATAAAGGAAAATAAGAGATCCCCTATTGAGAAAACCCCTAAGGTTCCTCTATAATTAAAGGAGAGCATAACTTTCAATAGGAGGAGAAGTACAATGGTAAAGTTCATCCCTGTGGATCCCGATGAGATCCCGAACTTCCGAGAGAGCCACCGTGGTCGTGTCAGCTACCCAATCCTCAAGTCGTTCCTCGAGACTGGCGAAGTACTTGTCAAGCTCGATCGAACTGGCATGCAGCAGGGTCTGCAGAACCTCAACAGCTCGCTCAACGCCTACATCAAGAGTCACAACCTTCCGGTCAAGATCTTCAACCGTGGAGGCGAGCTATACATCATGCGTACCGACACCGATGAGAGTGGCAAGGTGGAAGCTGCCCGAGTCAGTGACTTCAGAGCAGGCATGCTACAGACTGGTGTCGCTCCCGCAGAGCTGAAGGCAAACCTGGATGACATCCCCCTCGTGGACGAAAGCGAGGTGGATGGACGCTTCCAGGAAGAGAAGGGTCAGGTGACTAAGTAGTGGCACATGTCCTAGTAGTGTGTGCACGACGTTACAATGGACACGAGTTGTGGGTAGCTTTAGGTGTCATGAAGCAGCGAGGTCATACCTTCGAACTGATCTCGACTGACTACGTTATTCAGGACGAAATCACCATGCGACCGAATCGTATTAAGCGCATCATCGATGAGGTTGATGCTATCGAGATCGAAGAGGGCAAGTTCGACGCATTCATGATCGTGTCAGGGAACATGGCTGACACAGAAGCATACTGGAAGCACGAGCGAGTACTGACCTATATCGGAACTGCCAATGCAATGAGTCTACCGATTGCAGCCATCTGTTGTTCAGTACCAACTATTAGAGGAGCGGCTGGAGGAAAGAAGGTTTCGTTCTTTCCTCTGGTTCGCTCCCGGAAGCTTCTTAGTGAGGCAGGAGCAGACTTGCAGACAGTCGCTCTGACGCGAGACAGGAACCTAGTTACAGCGGAACACCAGATGGCCTCACAGATGTGGGCAGACGAGTTCTGCAATCTCATTGAGGGTCTCGAGCCCACGTACACCTTTACTGACTCAGGGTACACACCTAAGGGTCGTGAGAGAATGCCCATTCCTGAAGTGGAAGCTCTGCGCATCAAGATGGGACGCGAGCCTATCAAGATCAGGAAGGCGAAAGATGTGTAGTTGTGAAAAACACTGGAATCCAGATGCTACATGTACATGTGACTGTACACACAGCTGGAGTGCAGTTACTGAAGACAGTATCATAGGAAAGCACATCTATTCGGGTAAGCTAGACATCACTGCAGAAGGAGTAGAGATCATGGATGAAGAGAACTCGACACGACTAGTCAGGTACGTCTATGTGCACAATCACAAGTGTTCATTGCAGGGTGAGGAGTTCGTATACAACCCGCCAACAGTAGGAGGCGTCATGTTGATCTCCCAGCCTACTTGTGTTGAGCATGGCAGTGCACTTGTATTGGTAAGGTCAGAGTCTGTATGAGTGACAACTTCGGGACTGTCTGTTTCGAACACGACATCCAAGTAGCGCACAGACTCTTTAAGCAGCCTGGTAAGTGCCAGCAGATTCATGGACACTCGATGCATGTAATACTCTACTTGACAGTTCGCTTCAACGAAGACCCTGACGGGTATGCGACCGATCAGGAGGGTAACCAACTCGAGTTCGGAGATGTCAAGAAGAGATTCAGAGAGCACCTAGACAGCTTGTACGATCACAGACTACTCCTGAACAACGAAGACCCCTGGGCAGGTCCTGTCTGGCACGCTAATAACGATACAAGCACTAAGCTTCCTGGTCTCATAGCCTGTGAGGGAGATCCAAGCACTGAGAACATCTGCAAGTGGATTGCAGACGTGTGTGCAAACATGTTCAAGTGTGACGTCATGGTCGATCTGGAAGAGACCAAGACTAACAGTGTTCAACGTAGCACGACGTACATCTCTCCTCGAGAAGGCAAGATCAATCTGGAACGTCTAGCAGACAATTCACCACTGAGCATGTGGTCGCCGAGACCAGAGGAGTTGTAATGTCATTGACATATGATGAGCAAGAGGAAGCCAAGAAACGTCTCGAGCTGGACAGGCGTGTATTCGCCCTCAAGTTCGCCGTTGAACAAGTACGATTCAGTATGAATAAGGATGACAAACCTCCCATCTACGAAGAGACTCTCGAGTCTGCACGGGAGTACTACAAGTTCCTGAATGGTGACACTAGTGACCCTGACGGTGCATTAGGTGATGTTGACAATGGTTCTTAGAGTCAGTGAACACTACGTCAGTACACAGGGCGAAGGTCCAAGAGTAGGTCTGCCTACACAATTCCTCCGCTTCGGCGGATGTAACCTTCGTTGTCCAGGATGGCCATGTGATACACAACATGCCATCGATCCGAAGTATCGCAATGAGTGGACCAAACTCGAATACACAGACATCATCCAGAGAGCCATCGAGCTTCGTGACGAGACAGGTGCTACCAACGTCTGCTTCACTGGAGGAGAACCTTTCCTGCAGCCTAATGATGACCTGATGCTCCTATTCAAGAACCTAGAGCGTATGGGGTTCACTGTCGAATGTTTTAGCAACGGAACGCTTCTATATCCTCACTGGGCTACTGACATTCGATTCGTAGTAGACTGGAAGCTGAACGGTTCAGGTGAGAAGGATATCAACGTACAGACACGTTGGAAGAACCTATTCACACTCGCTACTTCAGACTACGAGCAAGCAGTTAAGTTCGTACTGAATGACGAGAGTGACCTCGACGACGCAGAGAGAATCTATAGCCACTTCGCACGAATGGAACTACAGTGCCTCCAAGTGTTCTACGGTCGTGTCTGGCAAAGCAAGTGGACTGATGCAGAGATGATCGAAGCAGTCCTCAAGCGTAAGCTCCCATGGAGGCTAAACATTCAAGTGCACAACTACATTTGGGCACCTCACGAGAGGGCACGTTAATGGGTGCACATCGATTACGTAGCATGGCTACAGATGAAGAGTACGACGCATTCCACTTTGAAGGTCCCGGTGACTTTGAAGGGCTCGAGAAGTTCGTCGGTGGTGATGCAGAGATCAGAGGTAATAAGATCATCGTGGCTGGTCCTGAAGGAAGGCTCGAGCTGGATCTCAATGGATGGGTAGTAAATATTGGACCTAGTAAGTTCTCAACTTCTAGCGACGTGGCAACGAAGTTGCTATTCAAGGAGATCTGATGGGTAGCGATTGGGACCATCGCAAACGTCAGACTGGAAACGACAGCTTTCATGTAGACCCTGCCGAAGCTTATGATGGGGAGATCAAACCAATCATGAGTCCCTACGAGTCAGCACCAAACTTCATGGTGCAGTCACTAACAGGACAGCATGTACATCCTGACAATGATGGTATGTACACCATACCCGAAACTGGTGTCTACCAATACGAAGACGGAGTGTTCAAGTTGATCTCCAATTCGAATGAAGCGCACCCCATCGGAGTTGATGTCGAAGGACATCTCGTTGGACACACAACCAACGAAGACCCTGCGGTTGAGTATGCAGAGCTTCTCCTTTCCTCGATGAAAACGTGGAACAGGACGCCAGAAGACCACAGGGCTGAGACTCCTCGCCGGTTCGTGAGTATGTTGCATGAGATGACGACACCCGATCCGGAGTTCAAGTTTACGACGTTTGATGATGACACTGCGGACGAGATGATCACTCTGGGACCGATCCCGTTCTACACTCTGTGTGCACATCATGCTGTTCCATTCTTCGGCAACACATGGATCGGATACGTACCGAACGGACGCCTTGCAGGTCTGAGTAAGTTCCCTCGCACGGTGAAGCACTTGGCAAAGGGCTTCTGGGTTCAGGAGACTCTGACGATCGCAATTGCCGACTTCCTTGAGGACAAGCTCGACCCTCATGGTGTTGCAGTAGTCATGAAAGCAGAACACATGTGCATGGCAATGAGGGGCGTAGCACAGCCAGGAGTCATCACGACTACCTCTGCAATGCGAGGCGTATTTGCAGACCACTCGAAAACTGCCAAGGCTGAGTTCATGCAGGGCATCAACGGGAAGCACTAAGGAGATGACAATGCCGCCTAGTAACAAGAAGCCTAGCACTACAGGCATGCTGTCCATTCAGTGCAGAGAAGACGCTGTCAAGTGGTTTGGTGACAGCGGTGTAGCAGAAGGCTTTCCTGCACTAATGCACCATTCGCTGGCCTTGGCAGGAGAGGTCGGGGAGTTCTGCAACATCGTGAAGAAGATCGATCGAGGCTCGTTGAATCTTGGCGATGCTATCGTACGGAAAGACCTTGCCTTCGAATTGACGGACGTCTACATCTACACCCTGAACCTTGCGGGTCTCATGGGTGTTGACCTAGAAGAGCTGTACAAGCTGAAGCGTGCAGAGAATGACCAAAGATTTATGGTACAACGTCGTCTCCGGGAAGCGCGTGAGAGCTCTAAGCAGAACGGAGGTCGTGCTAGTGACAGCTCTGGATGATGCACGAGAACTTAGAGAGGCATCTCGTGAGGCACATGAAGCCATCCAGGACTTGAGAGTAGCAATGAAAGACGGCAAGCAGCTGCTTCAGGAAATACGTACAGCCGCTAAGGGTGCAGTGGACGAGCAAGTAGAAGCCGCTATTGAAGCTGCTGTCATGCGCTTGAAGGAAGCAGTTGAAGCTGCCATTGAGCCAGCAACTGCAGAAGTCTTCAAACGTTTCGATACGATCACAGACACGTTAATGGGTGAAGATAGAAGAAGCAGACGTCAAGGCAAACCATCCGTTCCCGAAATGATCGACGAGAGAATGCATCCACACCGAGGAGACTACAATGGCTGATGAAGACAAGGCCGCATGGAGTGCTACTGACGGTGCTGCTATGCTGGAGATGATCAAACACTTCAGTGACGAGTTCGCTTCTCTTCGTCAAGAACGTCACAAGGCTGGAGCGGCTGAGTACGGTGCCTTCACCTTCCTCGGCAACGACGTCGTTCGCATGATGGCTGAGGAGCTTGCCGACACAGCTAACTACTGTGAGATGCAGTTCATCAAGCTCATGATCCTGAACAAGTACTTGACTGAGCACGTCGCAAACGAGATTGCTGAAGGCGACGAGATCACCATCGGACTACAAGCATTCAAGGGGACAAAGGAAGGGTGGAATCGTGGACGATGACTCAGATGAAAAGGGTCTCAAGAGTGGTCAGCCGTCATCGTTTGGAGGTGACAGTAACCGTTCTACTGATCGGGATCATCTACGGTCTGTATACAATCCTGAGCTTGGGGTAAGTACAGGTATGAACTTCCAGAACAAGATCGAAGACGACCTGTATGAGAAGCCTGAGACACCTACTCCTGAAGATCCATGGAGCAAGTGGATCGGAAGGGGTTGCTGGGCAGCTGTAGGTCTGACAGTTGTCAACTTCCTCGCAATCTTGTGCTACCAAGGATGGCAGTGGGTGAGACCATAATGACTTGGTCCTACGCAAAGACATACACGACCTGGCCTCGTGCGATGAACTGGAACTACGCACAGACCTTCACTAAGACGGTGTACTAATGCAACTAGCAGAGGCACTGAAGACACTTGATCTGGAACTCGAGATCGATGACAATGCAATGGTCACAGATGTGTTGGTGATCGCTAAGGTCCAACGACTAGATGGTGCAACGTCCGTAGTACACTGTGCAACTGAGTGTACTGACTGGGTCACAGCGATGGGACTGGTGACAGCTGCTAAGAGGGCAGTAACTACAATGGAAGGTTACAGCGAATGAAATTGGCCTTGATCCCACCCATCAGCTGGATCAGTACGACTAGCTGTACGGACTACCAGCTCTTGCTACCCCAGCTACTCATGTACCCCAAGTATGTCGAGCACTACACCAGACTTGCCAAGTCGGAGGATCAGCACCTCATCCTAGACAATGGTGCGAATGAAGGTGCACAGGTCAATTCTACATCACTAGTCCGCATGGCAGACGAGGTAGGCGTCGATGAAGTAGTCGTACCTGATGTCCTGCTTGACGATGTCGCGACACTCTCCAGAATGGCGACATTCTTTGACAGAGTCAAAGACAAGGATGTAGGGAACCTCAAGTACATGGGCGTCGCACAAGGTAGTACAGAAGAGGCTGTACATAGCTGCATCAGCACCATGATGTCTGAGTTTGGTAGCAAGCTTCACTCCATTGCACTGCCACGTCATTTGCTGGAGACCCTAGAGACTGTAATGGCTCGTCTCACACTAGCAGAGTACATTAGGGACCATGCGCGTGAGGGTATCGCAATCCACTGTCTAGGCGCATCTCCTCTTTGGCCTAAAGAGTTACTTGCTCTAGCGAAACAAGGTATTGTACGAGGCATGGATACTTCGATGCCTTACAACTTCGCCTACTACGGTTGGCACGTCGAAGACTCAATCCATCTTGGTCATGTCACACGTCCTGCTCGTTACTTCAATCATAGGTCAATCATGTTCAAGAACGATTGCCTCCACTCCAACATTGGCACCATGAAGCGGTGGGCAAATGGAACAGAGTGATCCTGAACCGATACAGCGAAAGCATCCTGACGCTGAATGTGAGAAGTGTCCGCTCGCAAAGGTTGGTAAGTTCGTTCCAACGTTCGGGCCGCGCAAAGCAAAGCTTGCATTCGTTGGCGAGGCGCCAGGCAAGTTTGAAGCTCGTCAAGGGATACCGTTCTCTGGTCCTTCTGGTAAGCTCCTGAACATCGTGATGAACCATCACGGGATAGAAAGGAAAGACGTTGTCCTCGCGAATGCGTGCTCGTGTCGTCCGCCAGACAATGCAACTCCTCCACCTGCAGCCATCGTGGCATGTCGTCCAAGGCTCGTGGGAGAGCTCCAAGAACGTGGAGTTGACACGGTCGTCGCGTTGGGGAACTCCGCGTCACAGTCGCTTCTCGGCAAGACTGGAGTCACCAAACTACGAGTCGGCCCCGGTAAGCAAAGTAGTTATTTGCCTGGAGTTAGAATCATCCCGACCCTCCATCCTGCAGCGGCTCTTAGGCAAGCTGATCACTTTCCTTTTATCGTCACTGACGTTGGAAAGGTGGTAAGCCCTCATGTCGTATGGATTGAACCTAAGTACTACGTCGCTAACACTGTCGATGAAGCCCTCCAAGTCATTAGCGAACTGGAGAAGCGAGAAGGGCCAATTGTCACTGATATTGAAGTCGACATTGAAAAGGACACCTCTCACGATCACCCAAATCACTATGGTATGCTCTGTGTTGGAATCGCTTACGCACGGGACCGAGCGGTCATACTTGCTGAAGGTGTCATGGCATCGGAAGAAGTTCGCGATGCGCTTAGAAAGCTCTTCCGAGCCAAGCGACTTGTTGGACAGAACCTCAAGTTCGACCTCGCAGGACTATATCCGTTGCTCGGACCCCTTGAGGGTTGGTTCGACACAATGCTCGCCAGCTACGCCTTCGACGAGCGACCTCGCATCCACTCCCTCGACTTCCAAGGAATCGAGTACCTCGGCACCCCCGACTGGAAGCACGAGATCGAAAAGTACAAAGTCACAGGACAAGGCTACGGAGTCATCCCCAGAGACATCCTCTACAAGTACTGCGCCTACGACTGCTGCGTCACCTTCCAGCTCAAAGACTACTACGAAGACAAGTTCCAAGACGACATAGACAACCCACCGACGGTCCTAGTACCAGGTGTACCGTACAAGCCACTTCGATACATCCATGACAAGATGGTTGAGTGGAGCAACGAGCTCATGTACTTGGAGCTCAATGGGATCTACATTGACAAGGAACATCTCAACAAGCTAACAGAACTGTTCACGGATCAGATAGCTACCTTGCGTATGGAGATCTGTGAGATCGTCGGATACGATATCAATCCTAACAGTTGGCAACAGGTACAAAAATACTGGCAGTCGAAAGGTATCAACTCGGCCTCGACAGATGCCGATCACTGTGAGTTCATCCTGAAGGCTGTGCACCCAGATGGGAAGCACCCTGACCAGGAGGTGTACCATTTCATCACCAAGCTACTCGAGCATCGTGCTGTCGGAAAGCAGTACGGGACTTATGTTAAAGGCATTCGTAAACGTCTATACGGGGGACGAGTGTTCTCCTCCTTCCGTCTCCATGGAACTACAACTGGAAGGCTCGCCTCACGGAATCCTAACCTGCAGAACATCCCAAGAGACTCGAACATTCGCAATCTCTTCATCCCGGCTAAACCGGAACGCGTCTTTGTCGAAGCCGACTTCGCTCAGGCTGAATTGCGGGTGCTCAGTTATCTTGCAAGAGATTCGTACTTCCGCAACATCTTCCTTACAGGCCGTGACCTCTTTGATGAACTTACGCCGATCCTTTATCCGGGGGCAGTCAAGCCCATTGAAGTCTTTAGTACTCCGGAAGAGTTCGCGGCGTGGAAAGAACTCCGCATCCGAGTGAAGGCGTTCGTGTACGGTCTGTCTTATGGACGTACCGAGTTCTCCATTGCACCTGAGTTTGGCATTCCACTGTCAGAAGCTAAGATGCTGAAGACGAACTTCTTTGGAGTCATCCCAGAGGTTGTAGACTTCCAGAAGACAGTCAAGAAGATCGTCTTTGCGGGACACCCTCTGATCACTCCATTTGGCAGGCGTCGCAGGTTCCACCTCATCACGAATGACAACCTCAGAGAGGTAGAGAACGAAGCACTTGCGTTCTTGCCTCAGAGTACTTCATCAGATATCACCCTAGGAGCGATGTCAATGGCACGTCGTGACCTAAGGGGCAAGGGATGGATTCGAAACATCGTGCATGACTCTATCCTAGC